GGCTCCCCTGGCCTCCAGGGAGAACCGGTGAGTGTTCGTCATGCCCCAAGAGGGAGGATTGTGTTCGAGGGGGATGGGAAAGCAGAAGTGGGGCTTCGGGACGATAACTGAGAAACTATGGCGGGGTTGTCGTCTAGGTCTACAAGTCCAGCCTTAAAGGCCTTGGCGAGTTCAAGCCAGGCCTCAGCAATGGCGTTGACATAGCGGTCGGGGTCGTCGGCTCTTTCACCACCGTTGAAACCAATAATGGCACAGTTACCCGTGCATATCTCTTGCTCACGTAATCGGTCCACCACACCGCCTCCCACACCTGTTTCATCGACGATAATGCTAACCTCTGTTCCTTCTTCATCCGCCAGTGTCGCCACCTTCCCAGCCACCTGCTGGGTGTCATGTCCTTGAACATCCCACACCTTCCTGCATTGGTCTCCCTGTCTACGATAAACGACGGTCCTATCACTGCCGAATCTCGCAACATCTACTGACAACGTAATCGGTGCATTTTCGTCTGGCGGAAGGTCTCTTTTCACCGCAGCCATAATTATAGACCTTGGGACCACGGTATTTTCCAAGCTGTCCGCAAACTCTCCCAGAACAGTAGCAACATACATGGGGTGTCCTTCACCCCAGTCTAACCGATGTTGCTCTATGTGGGCCAGAGTGACCATGCCGGGGATGACCTCATTGCCTTGCTGAATATTGGGAGTGTCGAAGGCTGAAATGCGTATACCTGTCCACCGCTCCGCACTTTCATTGAAAGCGTCGTAGAACTCTCCAGTGGAACAGAAAGGATTGCCGGTCATCATCATGCAGGTGGGGTTGAGCCGCTTGATGGCGTCTATTTGTCCTTGAGGCATGTTGTGGGCTTCCGTGACAATGACTAAGAGGTTCGGGCTATGGAAACCTTGTATATTAAATTCGTCGTCTGTGGCGAAACCTATAGCATAATGGTCATCATCAAACCACCACCGTGAGGTCTGATAGAACCGCCCACCCAACCCGCCGTTATACCGGCATTGAAGATAGGCAGACCGGGCTTCCGCAAATACTATATCCGATACCTGGCGATGAGATGGCCCCAAGACCACCACCTTTGCCGGGTATCGAGTAGACATCCACCAAAGAACAATGCGCCCCGCGTTCCAATCCTTCCCCGTGCCATTAGCTCCTAAAACTGCGACACGGGGGCTGTCTCGAACTGCCCGGTTAATCTCCCTCTGCTTGTCATAGTAGTGTTCTACTCCTAAGACGTTCTCAAAGAACCAATCAGGGCTCTGCCGGGCAAGGCGTACCATGTCGGGGCCAGTGGCGGTTGTCATGCTAGCTTCGCTAACTCACGATGCAAAGCAATTGCCATCTGAACAAGTGCAAAGCAACTAGCATGGTCATCCTCATCCCGTATATGCCGAATTAATCTCTTAGCTGCTATAACCAAGGGGGTATGTTCAACAGTCAACTCCCGGCGCTCTCTTGCCCGCCCTTCTATAATGCCGGTTTCATAGGCTGTTTCATCTCTTGTTACAGGACTATGCCAGATGGTGGCTATACTAACGTCTTGCTCCCCAGCCTCAACAAACTTCCACTGGCCCGTGTCGCCTCGGCTCATGCCAGTGGAGGAGATACGGAGTATTCCCGCTGTATCATATGGAGAGAATCTAGCTGTATGCCCCACTTGCGGCAGTAAGTCCTTGGTAGCTAACAAGGAAGGCTCAGGGCTCTGGTGTCGGCGGTGCAAGGCCCCGGTTGCTGCGGCGCCAGTACCAGAGACCGTGACGCATCGGGAAAGGCGACTCATAGAGCGAGACGAGGAGGGTCACATTACTGAGGTGATATACGAGACTTATGGATGAAGAACGGTTGGTCAATCTGGCAAGGGTGATGGTGTCTGGGGTCTACTTCTTTCCAGAGAGCGTCCGGGTGCCATGCCCAAGCCAGACCCACAGCCCATGCATTAAAGAGGTAGAGGCGTATCCTGTCTCAGTATTTGAGTACGTACTGATTGAAGATTGCCAAGGCCGTGGTTGGACCCCGGCGACGGACGGGTGGGTATGGTGGCAGGCTGTTGAGTCTGCTTACTCTGGTGCAGGTCGGTTACAGCGGTTCATAGCAGACTGGAAGAAGCAGTGGTTACTTGTTAGTGGAGACCCCATGGTCGCCTTCTTCGCCACACTGGAAAAGATAGTGGAGAAACAAGTAGAACATGCCTAACCAGCTAACAACCTTCGCCCTAGACATGGCGCTTGAACTCCTTGTAGACGCTGCTGTAGTCGCATTGACCCGCAACAACCTAGAGATTGCCGACGCAGGCTACAGACGGCAGCCCTTCCAGGCTGGCAACCCCTACGATTGGGATGGGCGTACACGGGTAATCAGCAACTCGGAACAAGTCACCTTTGGCCCTTGGCGTGGTCCAGCGGAAGGACCAATAACAGGGTGGGCACTTATGACCGAGGGCGGTGATGTCTTGGCTACTGGAACATTAACGGCTAGATCAGATGACCGGCCACCCATAGAGGGTGATGTGATTATGATGGGGGCCAATGAGGTGACTATCGGGTTCCAGGGTATGAGGAGACAATAACGTGTGGCTAACAATGATCCCTGAAACCACTATAGATATCTATCAATTAGCTCGGAGCCGTTCCGCATTTGCCGCTATGTATTATCGAGCGATTCATACACTCAACAAAGCCGTAGTATATCGTTTTTTGTATGCGTCTACTCCATTATCCTATTGATTTGGGTACGAGGAGATAGAGAATGCCTAGCGCAGCGTTAGCCGTTTTTGATACCTATGTAGATGGACTTGGGATTACCCAAGTCGATAAGGATGGCATTAAAGCGCAGGCTGAGACGCTGTACGTTGCGGCGGTTAGTGTGGAATCAATGGATCATATCGACTTGCATTTGGATGGTCTAGCAACTGACAACCCTGGAGACCAAAGGATTCAGGACGATGTTGCATTTATGAAGTCCGTGACGGCTCAGATTAGAATAGATGGGGCTAGCCATCCATCGAGTTTGGTTGATGGAATTCTTGTCCGATGACTGAAGTTACGATTGATGCCACCACGATTGACGACTTCCATTCTAAAAAAGCCGTCGGTGGGATTGTCTGGACAAGTGATAGTGGGGGGGGTGTTGGCTATGAGATTTACCGGGATAGCAACGACGATCTAGTCTACCGCAAGACCACAGACGGCGCGGCTACTTGGTCGTCCACAACGGTTATCGACGCCTCGACCGGCGCCGCTGGCACTCTCATTACCTACTACGAAAAGGAGACGGCAGGCACTGGAACCAAAATTCACATTTTCTACATCAACAAGGACACTGAGGACCTGGAGTACCGGTACTTAGACACCAGTGACGATTCTATTGGCGCGGCAGTGCAAGTGGTTGCCGGGACTACTGTAGATATCGACCGGGATTACACGCACCAGAGTATCTGGGGTGGCGTAACCAGAGGTGGGAACATCGTTGGCGGTGGGTGGCTGGATAATGATGGCGAGCACGGTGCCGCTAAGTCAACCAACGGTGGGACTAGTTTCAGCGCCATCACTGACCCGGCTGACGGAGCCGGTGCCGACCAGATGATTTTTTCGCCGGGGAATGAGGATGATGACAATGATTTTTGGTTGCTCAAAAGAGATGAGTCAGAAAATGCGTTAGAACTTGAGGTTTACGACGATACCGGCAACTCTTGGACTCAGCCTGCACTGACAGTTAGTGGCACCTTCTCAATGGACAAAAGGTACTTCAACATGGATGCCGTGTGGAGGCACTCCGACAAAGCTCTCTTGTACGTCATAATCAACGCTTTTGACATCAGCACAGCCGATATGCTAAGCGGGACAATAACTGGCAACGCAGGATCAGGCTACACCCACACTGCTGGGGCAGAGGTGTTTACGAACACTGTCGAGGCCGTTACCTGCTGTCTATTTATTAATCAGCAAAACAACGATGTCTATGCCGCGTACCAACACGGAACTTCGTTTGGTAGCTCCACAGGTGTAAGACCCAAAATGCACAAATCGGATGACGACATGGCTACGTGGGGGTCGGCCGTTGTTCAGAATACCAGTGGAGAAGCGGATTTGCGAGGAGTCTGGCTTGGGCATAGCGTGGGTGATGATGGCGGGCGGGTCTGTGTCAGTTGGCACCAGAATGACTTCAATGACATCATGTGCTCCGGCACCGAGGAGTCGGTGGCCATTGCTGCTGTTGCTGCTGGGGCGAATCCCAAAGGACCATTAGGGCATCCGTTTCATGGACCTTTAGCTGGTCCCGTTGGGGATAGTTAATGTTAGATTTAGGGATGGTAAAACCAGGGTCTACGATTTATATTCCTTTTCACACGTTTGATTCTAACGATCCAAGTGCGTCAGTAATTGTTAGTGCCTTTGTTGCTGGGGATATTGAAGTCTATAAAAACGGCAGTGTTACCCAGCGAGCTTCTGATAGTGGGTATACGCTACTAGACACTGATGGTATTAACTTTGATGGAACGACGGGTATTCATGGCTTTTCTATTGACTTAGCTGACAATACTACGGCTGAGTTTTGGCAATCAGGAGAAAAGTATTTTGTTGTAGTTGGGCCGGTTACAATTGATGCAGCTACCGTCAACTTCCTTGCTGCTACATTTGAGATTGGCTATCCCAGTGCTTTCTTAAACACCTCCATAGCCACTCTGGCCAGCCAGACCTCCTTCACGTTGGATGATGCCCCGGCAGACGATGACGCCTTAAATGGTTGCTTATGCATTGTCCACGACGTGGCCTCTGCCGTTCAAATAGCCGTTGGATTTGTGCTTGACTATACGGGGTCATCCAAGACCGTAACCCTACAGGCTGACCCGGCGATATTTACAATGGCTGCCACAGATAATATATCCTTCTTCCTGCCCGCTAACGTAGGAGCCTGGAACAACGTTGCCTTGCCCACAACTAATCCGCTGCCAAACGCTGCTTCTGATACGGCAGGTGGCATCCCTATAAGTGATGCTGGCGGCTTGGACATGGACGCAAAGCTGGCCAATACTAACGAAGTCACCGCTGCTCGGATGGGCGCGCTTACCGACTGGATCAATGGTGGCAGACTCGATCTGCTATTGGATGCTATCCCGACAACTGCTATGCGGGGTACAGATAATGCAGCCCTTGCTTCGGTACTTGGGGCGTTGGCGGATGCAGCATCCGCTGATGACCCGACCACTGCTGACACGCTCATGCAATACGTCAAGCAGCTAATTAACATTCTTATAGGCGCGGCGGGGATAGCCAATCTACGCGCTGCGGCTGCCCCAGCCAATGCCGTGTCCCTGTCCGAGATGATTCGCGCCATCTACGATGATAGCAACGAACTCCAAGGTGATTGGGTCAACGCTGGTCGCTTGGATGCTATTCTAGACGCCCGTGCATCCCAGACAACCGTAGACAATATCGAGACCGACACTCAAAATATCCAAACCCGGCTTCCCACCGCATTAGTCAGCAGTCGGATGGATTCTACCGTCGATGCCACTGGCATGGAGTCAGGGGCTGTTGATAATATCCTAACCACGCAGATGACGGAGAGCTATGCTGCCAATGGTGTGGCCCCGACGCTGGCACAGGCCATGTTTGCCGTACACCAGATGTTGATGCAGTTTGGAATAGCCAGTACCAGTTATACCGTAAGGAAGCTGGACGACTCCACCACAGCCTTTGTGGTAACCCTGGACGACGCCACGACCCCAACCGACGCCAAGAGGGTCTAATGGCAATCGCCACGATTGTCACTCGTGGTTTTGGCAATGGAACTTTCGATGGCTCTATTGCTCTTGTAGTGACCAGGGGCTATGGGATAGGGGAAGCGGTTACTCCAGCCGTCGTGCTCCCTGTTACCGAAGAACCCACGGGCCTATGGGTCCGGGTTCCATTTCCACGGACCATCCAGGTTGGGGTTCTTGGCCCACCAGCGATAGACGTATTCTTCGCCGAAGTCACTATTCGGATACTCCAGCCCGCCAGGGCATCCTTCGTAGCCAGGGCATCCATCATCAGGGGGCACGGTGTCAAGACAGTTCCGGTGTTGGCTTCTAGCTTCACCCATGGGGTGAAGGCACAGGTAGACTACTTGGAAGTTTTGGTGTATGAGAAAGAGATTGCCAAGCTACGGCGGCGGGTTATAGAATTGGAGGACATGGTTATCCTAAAGGTGTTTCCGGAGTAGACGAAATGTGTCAAGGATGCGTCGGTGATGGTTATCTATCGCAGGAGACTTTTGACAAAATCGAGGCGTTTCTTGGAGTGTGGCCCGAGGCAGAATCTGGTCCAGGCCATGTGGTCTTGGCCGATGACAACGTGGAAGATGTGTTCATTCAGGATTGTCTCAGTGAGGGCACTTGGTCTTGGATGAGCGAAGGTCACGCCGCTGACGAGCTAGATGCAACGCGGGCATTCCTTCAAGAACTGTTGACAATACCAGAAAGGGTTCGATAATTTTAGGCTCTAAAACTTGACAGTTTCCCAGCCGCGTGGTAGGTTAAAGACTCGGCATAGGTTACCTCTTTGGTCCTTGGCCCGGCTTTGGAGCGCCAGCATTGCCGGGCCTTACAACTGAATAAGTAGAGTGGCCGGACGCTAGACGGAGAGTCACTCAAAGCCAAAAGTCTCAGCCAGACGCTTAGACGCAGCGCGAGCCTTTTTAGAAGGGTTCGCGTTTTTTGTTGCCCGGAGATATCGGTGGCTTGTAAAAAGAAGGATAGATGTGCTCAGTGTCGGCAGCCTTGGGACGATCACGACAGAGACCCCATGGGTTGGATGGTGTGTAGGTAATATTTTGTGGCGAAGAGTAATTTATGCCTGGAAGCCGAAGGGTGCATTCCCTCTCGGGGATTGGCACCGCTTCCGTAGCATTGTCATGGAATGCTTGCACCAGCAGACCCAATACCTGTCTAGAAAAGTACCTCAACGAATGCGTTGTAATCAGTGTCTGGACTGACAGTATGCCAATCTTACTGGAAGTAAAGGAATGATGAGTGTTGAAGAACGGATAACTTCGGCTCTGACGCCGTTACGACCGACCATTAACCGTCATCTAGAACGGGCGGAAGTCAAACTGATTGATGTTAAGGCTGGCCGCATCTCGGCGGTAGTATCTACTGAGACACGGGACCGTGACGGCGACATCATCCGGGTTGCTGGATGGGAACTGGATAACTTCATGCGTAACCCCGTCATGCTTGACTCTCACCACTACGGTTCGGTGGCTGCGGTCATTGGGCGATGGGATGACATGGCAGTCAAGGGCAAGAAATTGATAGGTGAGGCCACTTACCGCATAGGGCGAGGTCAGCAAAACGCGGACATTGCTTTTGACATCGCCAAGGATGGAGGAGCTGCCTTTAGTGTAGGCTTCCTTCCCGATATGGCCAAAGCCAAGGAGATAGACAGCGGCAACGATTTCTTCCCCAATTTTGAGTTCAACGGACAGGAATTGCTAGAGGTTTCTCAGGTGTCTGTCCCTTCCAACCCGGATGCCATGCAGCGCATGAAAGGACTACACCCAGTCCTAGATAGCATTATTCAAGACAAGCTAATCACAATCACGATTGACGACGATAAGCAGGCCGCGGAAATCGATGATGATATTAAAACCCTTGTCGCTGAGCTTCTTTCCAAGAACCTTGATGCTCGGCTGTTGCTCATTGAAGAGGAGCTAATTCCCTTAATCAAATTGCTACATACTCACCCAGGTGGCCCGGAACCAGAAGTTGATTCATCCGATGACGAGCTACTGAAATTCATGGCTACCCACAGTATTCGGTGGTATCGCATTCACACGCTTAAATCCGCTCATGGTGAACATGGACACGAAGGCAATGGGTCCCATGAACACGATGACGATAAAGGTATCGACTTTGCGCGTATATTCCGAGAAGCAAGAGAGGAGGCCCGCAGATAATGCCTAAAACCATGACATTGACCATACCGGAGACTTCCGCACAGATGGAAGATTTCCTTCAGGATGAATCCGCAGTCCGGGCCTTGATGACCAACCCTGATGGGCTCAAAGAGTTCCTGAAGGGATACATGCAGGAAGCAGAAAGCCCCGACATGAAGCAGGATGCAGGGGAGCAACAGGCCCGCATCTTCAAAGAGATGCTAGAAGACCACGGTTATTCCAATCTCAAGCGCCCCCCTATGGATACCGGTATTGCTCGGCAGATGGCTTATAACGGCGGGCAGGACTTGGCATGGTTCCGGGGTAGTAATCCTCTTACCGCCATGACTCCAGCCCGTAAAGCCATGGCTCTGTCAATGTATGAGCCTGAATCACCCGGCGCAAGAATGGACGGTACATTTGAGCGTATTGGAGACTTCTACAAAGGCATAGATTGGCAGACCCAAGCAGGCCGAATAGAGCGGATGCTTTCGGACGCTCAGGTCAAGGTGTTGGGGGAATCTCAGGGAGATGCCGGTGGATTTCTACTACCAGAAGAATTTCGAGTCCAGTTGCTTTCTCTTGCTCTGGAAACCGCCATTATGCGACCTAGGGCAATGATTATCCCCATGACTACCTTGAAGGTGCGTATTCCGGCAATTCGTGACACAAGTCATTCCACAAGTATTTTCGGAGGCATACAAGCGTTCTGGACTCCGGAAAGCGGCACTTTTACCCAGACAGAACCTACCTTCAGTCAGGTTGCATTGGAAGCCAAAAAGCTGATGGGTGGGACTCGGGTAGGGAATGAACTAATCCGAGACAGCGCCATATCACTAGAGGCGTTGCTAAATCGACTTTTTGCCCAGGCTATCGCTTATTTCGAGGACGATGCTTTTATAAATGGCGTGGGTGCAGGTCAGCCACTGGGGATCCAAAATGCCGATGCTTTGATTAGCGTTTCAAAAGAGGGTGGGCAGGCTGCCAATACCATTGTTTGGGAAAATCTCATAAAAATGTATGCGCGGCAACTTCCCAGTTCTCTGGGAAACGCCGTTTGGATTGCCCACAACGACACCTTCCCACAATTGGCAACAATGGCTCTGAATGTAGGGACGGGCGGGAGCGCAGTGTGGATTAATTCGGGCGTGGCTGGCCCCCCTGCGACCATCTTGGGCCGCCCAGTGCTGTTTACGGAGAAGGCACAGACCCTTGGAACCGCTGGAGACATCTACTTCGTGGACGCCAGTTACTACCTGATTGGAGACCGGCAAAGCCTAGAGGTAGCCAGTTCCATGCACACGCGGTTCAACACCGACGAAACCGAATGGCGGTTTATCGAGAGACTCGACGGCAAGCCCTGGATTGACTCCGCGCTGACTCCACGGAACGGGACGAATACTTTTAGTCCCTTCATCAACCTAGCGGTTAGGTCCTAGTTGGGACGCCTGTGGTAGCCCTTAGCAATAGGAGAGTAAAGCAATGAGCAGCTTTAGGCTTTCGGAAGACTCAATATTCAGTATTGTGGAACCGGCTTCCACTAGAGCGGAAACCATTGACATAGGCGGGACCAACAACAATTCCGCGTATGTTGCCATGAAGAGCTTTATGCGGTGTGTTTTGCAGGTTGAGCTAGGGACTTGGGATGAGGCTGGCGACGACCTGGATGAGTGTCGGATAGAGCAAGCGGTAGATTCTGCTGGCACTAGCGTCAAGGACTTAACCAGTGACGCTAGCGGTGGTAACTATGACACAGACAACCCCATTGATGCAGATGGAGACTTCGTAATCATCGAGGTTCGTGGGGAAGACATGGACATGGACGCTGCCACCCCCTTTGATTTCGTTAGAGCCTATGTTGCCGAAGGTGGTAACACTGCTCAAGACGACTGTTTCGCACAACTGATACGTTACGGTGCTAGTTACCCACAGAAAGAGCAACAGGGAGCCGCAAGTGCCGCTAATGTTTATGTAGACACTGGTACCTAAACCATGACGACCACGATTATCTATCCACAAGGCAACAAGCGTGAGGTCCCGCCAGATGTGCCGACAGGGCGATGGCTGAATGACATGCGGGAGATAGTGGACCTACCGGAGCTTGCGGATATCCCTTGGGTCCACCCTGTTATGGAATACCTTGATCCTGCGCTTCTAAGGCGATTTAGGGCACAGGCTCTGGTCTGGCGATCCTATACAGGGGAGTGGCCCGAAGAGGTGGCTTATTGGTGGCCTGTGCGTCTTGGCAGACGGTATGGGCAAGTACCTCATATGGGAGAAGTTGTTGAATCCCACATTGACTCCGGTGGTGTCCTACATTGCGGTTTCTGTAAGGCCCGCTGGAGTGCCAAGCACGACGGCAGTCCGCACCTGGATAGGTGTAAACTCTGTGACCGGCTCTGGTTGGTCATATTAGATGCAAGAGAGGTTGAAACATGGCCCAAGTAAGAACTTATGAACAAAGCCTTGCCATCTGTTCAAGATGTGATTATTGCGGCTTGGGGACGGACTGCACCACGTACGAAGAGCGGAACGGTCAGCAAGTAGCTGTGATGGATTACCGCAAGGCCCCAAGTCCTGATTGTCCCAGATGTGGTGGACCAATGGACCCGTCATTGGTCAAGGCATTTGCTGACAAGATGGCGTTAAAGGCAAGCAATGATTACGGGCCTGGCGTAGGGCGGATAGTCGAGGTGCCTAGCCGTCGGAAGGTAGAAGATGACGACGACACCAGCACCTAAGCCACCCCGTAAGAGTTGGGACCGGCCTCCAGTAGACAAACAGGTGAGACGGGGTAAGCCGTCCATCCAGAAGTAGCATGGAGCAAATCCAATGCCTGTAAATCCTGGCAACCAAGATGCTCAATATTATGAGGCCCAGTATATAGGCTTCCGCGTGGAGAAGGCGGCAACAACCACACCGCAGGGTGCAGATGCGGCAAAGTTCACCATCACCGGCGGGCGCGTAATGCTGACCTCCATTGTTGGTGAAGTGACAGTCGCTATCGCGGCGGGTGCCAATAATCAGAAGCTAAAATTTAATCCAACGGCTACCGGCGCGGACCAAGACTTGTGTGCTGTCCTAGACGTAGTTTCCGACCCGGTGGGCGAGCTTTACACGATAACCGGCATTGTAGCTGACGCCATGCGCTCCGACTTGCTGATTGGGCAGGCGATGACCAACACTCTGATTCTGAGTGAGGGCGACATAGAAGTTGACAACTCGGGGAGCACGGCAGGTGAGATCAAGTGGACTGCCCACTACTTCCCGCTAGATGACGGTGCGGTCTTGGTGGCGGCATAAGATGCCATATACCGAGGTAGTACAGGAATCTGGCTCCGGTATCAAACGATACCGGGGCACGTCCGCCGACACCAAGCCGGTGGAGGTTGTTGTTGAGCAAGATGGGGTCACCACGACCATTATTCCGCCAGGGTCAATATTCACTGAACTGGATACGGGAAAGACATTCTTTTGGGACAGCGAATCTTGGCATCGCCAGCATCAAGACGTAGCTTTGCTTGAAGCATTGACCCATCTTGGCGATACCATGCGAGATGCTCTTGTAGAACTAAAGAGAATCAAAAGAGGGACCAGCTACTTAGTTGATACAGATTTGGATAAGGAGAGAATCTAATGGACGGATTGCTTAAATTGGTTAGCCGGTTCACCGGCGGCAACGATGGGGAAGTTAATGCGTCGGCGGATGCTCAGAAAAACCACTTGATGGCACAAGGCAACCCGTCATACATGGAAGTCCGCCGAAGGGGTGAGGGCTGGACCGTGCAAACTACTACCCTTTTCGCCCCCTTGGTGGCCATCCCCACAACGGTTGCCATACTTGAACTTTACAACAATGGCAAGCGTCTACTGGTTGTCAGCGATGTGTTCGCCATGCATGTCTTGGCGACGGCTGTTGTGCAGACTCATGCCATTTTCGCGACTATAACGACTAAAAAGCTCGCTCCCACGTTAACAGCCCTAGTGGTCAACAGCTTGAGTGGGAAGGAGCTTAAAACTACCACGGCCCTAAGTGAACTAATTACCGGGGTGGGTACAACCATCATCAACAACGGTTGGCGTCCTTGGGGGGGGCTCCAGAACTTCAACCTCGGCGCGGCTACTCCGGGCGAATCATGGAGCGTCCCTGTTGACGGGAAACTCGTTGTTCCGCCTGGAGCATCTCTGGGGCTACATGTTGCCGGGGCGCTGGCGACTGCCTCATCCTTCCAAATGGGTTGTGACTTCGATTGGGTCAAGGCTTCCGTTGAGGACTAAGCCGTGGCTGTTGAGTTCGTTAGCCAGGCCATCCATGTCTATCAGGGGCTAGCGGCTGATGAGAAGCCCGTTGCAGGCGTGCCTATTGGTTCGTTATTCCGTGAAACAGACGGGCTTCGAGATCGATATATATTGACCCAATCCCGTGGATGGGTAATTTCTGATGTAGAGATTCGGGATAGTAGTTCCCAAGAACGGTTGTTGGATGTCTTAGAACGCATCCAACAGCAGCTTGGCAAGGTCAATGAGGACCAAAATTTAAATCCGGGCGAGCGCCATTATGAGTAGGATAGAAGGCAAGGCACCTGATGGCAAAGGCGGCCTCAATGAGATGGCTGTCGATTCTGAAGGACGCGCGGATGTCCGGGCAATTACCGAAAATGACTTTGCACATTCTGTTGATGAGGGTGTTGGCTATACATTCCACAGCACCTACTCAGCAACGGGTGGTGAGGAAGTCTGGTCGCTCCAGAATGACGGCATGGATATTCACGTTGACAAGATCGTGGTTAGCACTTCGGCATCCGGTGTGTTTTCTGTGATGCGTAAGACTACGGGTACCCCTGCGGGGACCACCATGAATGGTAGAAACGCGTTCTTGGGTAAGGCTGTCATGCCCAACGTAACGGCTTTTGGGAGTGCCTCGGTCACTGGATCGGTAGATGGTGATGTCATTGACGCTCAAGACATAGGGACTAGCTCCCCTTACACTTTTAATCTTGATGGGGCGATCATCGCTCAAACGGAAGCGATGTTTGTTAGAGCCGCTACCAATGGCATCATATACGTGACAGGCTATGTACATAGGATTCCATAGTGCGGTTCAGCTTAGTCGGGATATTCAAAAATGGGCCTGTTAATGAAGCGGGGGTATCACCCAACGGCGAACTTCTCATCAGAAGTTTCGATTACTCTGAGCCTACAATTAAGCAACTCACAGATACTACGGTAACGGAGTTTGCCGAACCAAGAGATGGGCAGCAATTCGTATTAACTGGGATGTATGCATCGGCAGACAGGAGCATAGGGGCAAATGGAGAACTCTTAGAAATTTATGAATCATTGGCAGGGGATTCAGGAACGCAAGACAAATTGTTATTCTCAGTCGATTTAGCACGGCAGGGCAATGCAAACCCGGTATTCCCTCCCGGCCTTATCAGTCCTGAAAGATTCGTGAATGCAGATCGTACTAATACCAGTGGGACTATCACGGTCTCCATTTGGGGATTTTATGTACCGAGGATTGCTTAAAAATGTCTTGGGAGCAAGTGGCCGTAATAATGCAGGAGAACCGGCGGGTGGTTCGTGAGGAACAACGGGAGCCGCCGGTAGCTTGTCCCTTTGATGGGACGCCCTTGGAGATACGAGCCGACGGGGTGCGTAATTGCCCTATGGGCAACTATACCTATACAGGTGGACCTAGAATCATCTAGAGGTCCCTTAAATCGACTCACAGAGTGATTGCAGGGCATTCTACAACCGAATAGCGCCGGGACATTTCCAGCTTAGAAAGCAGGGGTAGGAAGTGCCTAACTTTTACACAAGCCGAGAGTCCGTTAAACGGGCGCTCAATATCAACGGCATTGCCCGTGACACCTTCATAGACGAATCCATCGAGGCAATGAGCCGAGAGATTGATCGCTGGACTCGACGCATCTTCATTCCCAAGACTCAGACCCGCCTATATGAATGGCCCGCTAGGCAATCCACTCGTGGCTATATCCTCTGGTTAGACTTCGACCTGCTGTCTATCACCACGCTCCAGACTAAGGCGCAGGATTCCAGCCCTACCACCATCGCGTCTACCGATTACTTCCTGGAGCCCAACAACGACGGTCCACCCTACGACCGGATAGAGATAGACCTATCCAGCACAGCAGCATGGGAATCTGGTGATACACCACAGCGATCTATCTCAGTGGCAGGCTCTTGGGGTTACAGCGATAACACCCGTTCGGTTGGGACAGTCTCCAGTGGACTTGCCAATAGCGCGGCTGCTACTGCTTTGGTATGCAGTGATGCCTCTGTCATTGACGTGGGCGACACGCTTCTAATAGAAAGCGAGCAAACCTTCGTAAGCGAAAGAGCCTTCGCCGACCTTGCCAAGAACATGAATGACGCCTCGATCACTGCAAGCGTCGCTAATAACTCACTCACTGGTGAGTCAGGCCACGGGGTACTGGCGGGCGAGACTATCCGGCTTGACGATGAGGAGATGTTTGTCGAATCGGTTTCTGGGACAACCATCGTAGTGGCACGGCAGTACAATGGCACGCTGCTGGCCTCTCATGCTACGGCAGTTGACATCTTCATTAACCGCACCCTGACGATTGAAAGGGCCGTGAATGGCACTACGGCGGTCACCCATGCCGACGCCACGGCTATCTCTAAGTACGAGCCCGAGTTTAATATCCGGGTTTGGTGCCGTAGAGAAGCCATAGCGCATTACCTGCAAGAGAGTGCGGGTTGGGGGCGCGAGACTGGACAGAGTGATGTGCGGCGAGAGTTTCGCGGCGTGGATATCACGGCTAGGCGGGAGATGGACATCGACCGATACGAATGGGTAAGGATGGCAGCAGTCTAATGGTCACTCTCAGAGTAAACGTAGTAGCCAAGGGACCGTTGCTCACCAAGGATCAACGGCCAGGATTAGACCGCTTGGTGAAGGGCATTGTTAGAGAATTGATCCAAGTGGGGGAATCCAAACTTGATGAGCGGCTTCGACCCCGACCTGCTGGGGTGTATCTCTCGGTTGCTCAGGCTAAGAAGGGACAAGCCAGTACCGGACACTTCCGGCGTAGCGTCAACTCTCGGCAAAGGAATAGGACAGGAAGAATCCAGAGTAACGCGGTCTATGGACCCTGGCTGGAAGGAGATAGCCCACGTAACGCCACGACTCGATTTAAGGGGTATCAATCGTTCCGTAAGACAGCCCAGGAGCTGGAGAAGGAATCGAAGCCGCTGATGATCCGACACGTTAACAAGTTTATTCGGAGTATCTCCTAGTGGAAGATTATCTTGGCTTGATAATCCTGGCTGTCGTAGCTCACTGGTTCGGCCAAGCTGCCCTATGTGCTTGGCTATCGGAGCAAAAGGGGCGGTGGTTACCCCTTTGGTTTGTGTTGGGCTTGATATTCCCAGTCGTGGCAATGCTGGCTTTGATTGGGGCTCCTGAACAGCGGTTGCCATTCGATGAGGATAACTCCAGCTAATGGCATTTCTAATTGCGGACTCCATAGATGTGATTCGGAGTGACTTGCTAAAAACCAACTACTTCAGCACGGTCAGCATGGGAGAGCCAAAGTCTCCACCGGCTGACGCTAAACTGAGCCTGCATCTATGGATGGATTCGATTGTGTGTGTGTCTACAACACTCAATGGCACGATTGAGTTATACGTAGTATCT